TTTGCTTCTCCCTCTAAGTCAAGAATACGAAATCTTCAGTCAATTGGAAGAGTTCTAAGAAAAGGAGACAGCAAGACACAGGCAGTTCTTTATGACATTGCTGACGACATCACGCATTTGTCTAGAAGAAATTATACACTCAATCATCTTATCGAAAGAATTAAAATTTACAACGAAGAAAAATTTAATTACGAAATAGTTCAAATTGATCTGGGGGAAAAATGAAAAAGAAAAAGAAAGAAGAAAAAGAAGATTTTTTAGCAGTCATCAAATTAGTTTCTGGCGAAGAAATTATTTCAACCGTAACTCCCTGTGAAGAAAATGAGCGAACCCTTTTATTATTAGACAGTCCAGTAATGTTTGAAAGTGTAATGATTAGAAACGGTGGTATGGGAGCAATTAAAGTAATTCCTTGGATTCAAGCAGCTACTGATACAATATTAATACTTGATATGGATAAAGTAATTACCATGTCTGAAATATTTGATAAAGAAGTAATTCGTATCTATAATCGTTATATGGTTGATAAAGATCGAGAAACAAATGAATCTATGGTAACTAAAGATATGGGATATCTATCTACTGTGACTGATGCTCGAATCTTTTTAGAGAAACTATATAAAAAGAAGAACAATAGCTAATATGTCTCTTAACCCCTAACAGAGTTAGTCTACATAGATTTTATTACTTTGTCAAGTGCCTCTGGCATTATTGACCATTTTGTGTTATAATTAACATTAACTAGCGGAGATCGTATGAAATGCCCAGAACTAGAAAAAGGTCGGAACATTACGTAAACAACAAAGAATTCTTAAATGCAATTGTCATTTACCGTAATCAATGTAAAAGAGCAGAGGAAGCGGGTGAAGACCGACCTCGTATCACAAATTATCTTGGAGAATGTTTTCTTAAGATAGCAACACACTTATCATATAAACCAAACTTTGTAAACTATATGTTTCGTGAGGATATGATTTGTGATGGTATTGAGAACTGTGTTCAGTATATCAAAAACTTTGACCCAGAGAAGTCTTCAAATCCATTTGCTTACTTTACTCAAATTATACACTATGCATTTCTACGTCGTATCCAAAAGGAAAAAAGACAAATGGATATAAGAGCAAAGATTATTGAAAGATCTGGATTTGAGGAAGTTATGACAGCTGATGGTAATTTCAATGCATCCGATTATAATACAATTAAAGAAAATATTCAAGCAAAACAAAATTCATGAAGGTTGCGATTATTACGGATACACACTTTGGTGCTCGAAAGGGTAGTCAAGTTTTTCATGAATTTTTTCAAAAGTTTTATGATAATATATTTTTCCCCACTTTAGAAGAAAGAGGAATCAAAACCTGTATTCATATGGGTGACGCATTTGATAATCGAAAAAATATTGATTTCTGGGCACTGAACTGGGCAAGAAAAAATGTTTATGATAAGTTCAAAAAGCAAGGAGTTAAAGTATATCAACTGGTTGGAAACCACGATGTGTATTATAAAAATACAAATCAAATTAATTCAATTGAATCTTTATTAGAAGATTATGATAATATAGTTGCTATTTCTTCTCCAGATTCATATAAAATTGGAAAATCAAATTTCTTTATGATTCCTTGGATATGTCCAGATAATTATGATGAGACAAAAAGTAAGATTAGTAAAACTAAATCAAAGGTTGCTTTTGGTCATTTAGAAGTCAATGGATTCTCAGCACATAAAGGATATGTAATGGAACACGGAATGGATAAATCATTCTTTGATAAGTTTGAAGCAGTTTATTCTGGTCATTTTCATACACCATCAAATGATGGTAAGATTTTTTATCTAGGTAATCCATATCAAATATATTGGAATGATGTAAATGATCGAAGAGGATTTCATATTTTTGATACTGAAACTTTAGAAACTGAATTTGTAGAGAATACTTATACTATTTTTGAGAAAGTTTACTATAATGATACTAATCCAACTTTATTCAATACAACTAAATTCAAAGATAAATTTGTAAAAGTCATTGTCCGTAAGAAAACAAATCAGTTACAATTTGAAAAGTTTCTTGATAAGATAATCAAGACTGGATCCATTGATGTTAAGATTGTTGAAAATTTTGGTATTGATGATGAAGAGGTAGATTTTTCAAAAGATGAAGGTGAAGATACATTAACAATTTTGAATAAATATATTGAAGACTCGGATTTTGAATTAAGTAAAGAGATTGTAAAAAATTTGATGAAGGAAGTCTACCAACAAGCTTGCGAACTAGACTAATGTTTATTTTAACAGTATCAGGAAAAGAGGGGGAAGGTGCATACGCTGTTACCGATCCAGATGGAGAGAGGGCAATGTACCTTTTTGAAGAAGAAGATGATGCTGAAAGATATGCAGGTTTACTCGAAGCAGAAGATTATCCAGAGATGAGTGTTATAGAAATTGACAAAAAGCTTGCAATTCAGACGTGTTATAGTTATAATTATAGATATGTAATTATTACACCTGATGATTTTGTGGTTCCACCAATAGATTATGATAATATTCAAACAGATAAGATGGCGTAACTTTCTATCTACAGGAAACCATTTTACTGAGATTGATTTTCAAAAAGCACAAACTAACTTAATAGTAGGAACAAATGGAACAGGTAAAAGCACTGTTCTAGATGCTCTTACTTTTTCGCTGTTTAATAAACCTTTTCGTAAGATTACTAAATCTCAGTTAGTTAATGCTGCCAATGAAAAGGATTGTGAAGTTCAAATCGAATTCTCAACACCTAATTATGATTGGAAGATTGTTCGTGCAATTAAACCAAATAGATTCGAGATATGGAAAGATGATGAACTCTTAGATCAAAATTCTGCAGTAAATGATCAACAGAAGTGGTTGGAAGAAAATGTATTGAAATTAAACTACAAGTCATTCACACAGATTGTAGTGCTAGGTAGTGCATCTTTTGTTCCTTTTATGCAGTTGAGTGCACCAAACCGCAGAGAGGTCATTGAGGACATCTTAGACATCAAGATATTTTCTTCAATGGGTTTAATATTAAAGGAAAGAGTTAGGTCTACGAATGAAAGAATACGAGAACTTACAATTAAAAAAGACTTAACTGAAGAGAAAATTGATATGCAGAAGTCATTTATTAGTGATTTGGAAGAAACTGGTCGAAAAGATATTGATAAGAAGAAGAAAAAGTTAGAAAATATGTTTGTTGGGATTGGAACTCATCGTCAGATTATAGAGGATACTGATAAAAAATTAAAAAGTATCAATGACGACATGGAATCGTTTGGAAATTCTAACAAAAAGTTACGAAAATTGGGTAACTTAAAGGGTAAATTATCCAAT